GCATTTTTGTTGTGCTGTTTGGTCTGGGCTTAGAAAGAGTGAACAATGCTGGATCGAATTCTAAGACCTAACGCAACCCGCGCTATCAGCGCAGCGACGCTGTTTCAAACTGGTGGCGAGATGCCCAACCGTACCTTGGCTGGTGTCAACATCAATCAAGAGAACGCCATCACTATTGGCGCTGTCTACGCATCTGTGCGCTTAATCTCAGACGTGATCAGCACTTTGCCTGTGAACACTTTTGTCAACACCAACGATCAGCGTGTGGCTTTCCCAATGCCAGCATGGTTGGTTGACCCTGAACCTGATCTCTCTGTTACTCGCGCTGATCACTTTCAAATGGTGCTGGTGTCTCTGCTCATTGACGGTAACGCTTTTGTGCGCAAACTGCGCAACCCCAACACTGGTGAGATTGTTGCCCTCAGCGTTTTAGCACCGCACCGCGTGGACGTCGTGCGCAACAGTGAAGGTCTTATTGAATACAAGATTGACGCTGGTAAGCGCCGTGTTGCCGACGATGACATGCTGCACATCACCGAGATGCGGCAACCGGGCAAGTTGCGCGGAGTCTCGCGCATTGACACGCTACGCCAAACACTCGGACTTTCTAAGGCACTTGAGGACTTTTCAGCACAATTTTTTGGCAGTGGGTCAACCACCAGCGGCATTATTGAAACACCGCATGAAATGACGCAAGATCAAGCTAAGGATTTGAAAGACAACTGGGAACGCGAGCACCGAGGTTTGCGTAAGGCGTACCGCCCAGGGATTCTTACTGGTGGCGCTAAGTTTGTGAAAACCGCTGTTGATCCCGATGAAGCACAGATGCTGGGCAGCCGTGAGTTCTCGGTTGAAGAGATCGCGCGGATCTTCAGGATTCCACCGCACCTGTTGCAGTCCACTAAGCCCGGCTCAATGTCTTATGCGAGCGTAGAGGAAAACAGCAAACAGTTTGTGACCTACACGTTGCTGCCGTACATCTCAAAGATAGAGCAAGCATATTCGCCAATGCTTAACGGCGGCGCGTTTATGAAGTTCAATGTTGATGGTTTGCTGCGCGCCAATCTCACGGAACGCTTTGCTGCCTATTCCAGCGCCACACAAGCCGGATATTTGAGCATTAACGACATTCACCGCCTTGAGGACATGGAGCCTGTGGAAGGCGGCGAGGTCTACCGAGTGCCATTGGCAAACGTGGATCTTGGTGCAGCATCCATTACCGAATTGGACAAGCGCGTTGCCATGGCCGTGAAGTTGGTGCAAGCCGGCTTTGATCCTGATGCAGCCGCTGCCGCTGTTGGACTCGCGCCAATCACTCACACAGGTTTACCGTCAGTACAACTCCAAGGGATTGCCCAAATTGAGCCATTGGATCCAACCGCTGCTTATGTTGTCTGATGCCGTATTTCATTTCGGACAAAGTGGAGTCTTGCGCAGGCTGGGCGGTAGTTAAAAAAACCGGGCAAGTAATGGGTTGCCATATGTTGAAAGAAAATGCTGTTGATCAGATGGTGGCTGCTTCGGTTGCCGAAGGACTCCGACCCGGGGGGGAGCGGGCTGTTGCTCCGATGAAAGATCAGATCCAAGGCAGCGATGCGAATCCTGTTGGTTCTGCTGCGGGTAAAAGTGGTGGAATCGAATTAAGTCCGGCAACCGTTACTGGTTTGGAAAACAAGGTTGCTGATCACAACGAAGCGATGACTGCGCGTGATCGGCCATCGTGGACTCGGGTTACATTGGGTGCTTTGAAATCGGTTTATCGGCGTGGCTCTGGTGCCTTTTCGGTGTCGCATCGACCTGGGATGACTCGGGCGCAATGGTCAATGGGTCGGGTGAATGCGTTTTTGTTTCTGTCCAGAACGGGTGCGCCAGAAAACAAGGCGTACATAACGGACAATGATTTACTCAAAGATGATCATCCACGTTATTCCTCGGGTCGATCCTTTCATGCGGTGGACATTCGTTCGATTGTGGTTCCGGGTTACATGTCGGCCGCTGCTGCGCGTGGATTGGAATTGCGCAGAGAATACGGCGGCGATGGTGTAACGGAGAAAACAATCCGTGAAGCTAGGTTGCTGGCTGCTGGTCAAATGTCTGATGATAAAGCGGTGCGTTCCAATGCGTGGGCCGCGCGGCATGCAGTAGATCTACGGGCACCACAAAATAACGATCCAAGAGATGAAGGTTTTCCGGGCGCTGGTGCTGTCGCTCATTATTTGTGGGGGATTGATCCGTTGGATCCTCAGCCGGCGTTGGAATTTTTGGCGCGTCAAGTGGAGAAAATTAAAGGTGGAAGGTCACACAATATGAATGTTGAATTTAGAAACTTTGATGCAGAAATTGTTGAAGTTCGATCTGCTGAATCCGGCGATGGCATGACCTTTGGCGGCTTCGCTGCGCGATATGATTCGCCCAGTTTGCCGTTGCCTTTCATTGAAGTCATTGCCCCTGGCGCGTTTGATCGCTCACTCAAAGCCAAGAATGACGTTCGCGCCTATATCAACCACGATGAGCGCCTAATCCTTGGCAGTACGAGGGCAAAGACCTTGCGCCTTGATAGTCGCTCAGATGGGCTGTATTCGGAGATTGATCTTCCTGACACAAGTTACGCCCGTGACCTTTCCGTAAGCATTGCCCGCGGTGACACGCGCACAATGTCTTTTGGTTTCTCAACAGTCAAAGATCAATGGACTGGGCCAGACAATCGAACACTCAAGGAAGTTCGCTTGCATGAGGTGTCAGTAGTGACCGGCGTTGCCGCTTACTCAGCAACAACCGCATCAGTTCGCAACCTAAGCGTTATTGCTTTCCGCACAGAGACTGATGTTGCTGTTCTGACTGACGCAATCGCTGCACTTGAATCTGGTGAGCAACTCACTGATGAGCAAGCAGACGTGCTGCGCACTGTCGTTGATCGCTCATCCCCACAACTTGACATTGAGGAAGTAGCGCCAGCGAATACGCCTGTCGCGCTGCTAATGAAGCAACTAGATTTGATCGCTAAAAAGTACGACATTTAGTGATCTCGCGTTCCAGCGGAGCCGCTGGACGTACCGACGCCGGAGCCGGCGCGGATTGTCAAAACACTCACACTACTTAGAAAGGAATCCATAATGGATTACTTAAAGCAACAGGAAGAACTGCGCCGCAATGCGCTGCACGAAGCTCGCTCAATTCTTGAGCGCGCTGCTGAAGAAAAGCGTGATCTTAACGCTGAAGAGGAAGCATCTTACGTTCGCGCTAACGCTGACATTGATGCCCGCTCTGCTCGCATCGCTGGGCTGATGGAAGATGCAGCCAAGGCTGCTGACATCGAAGCTGCTGTTCGCACTGCACCAGAGGTTCGGGAAGATCGCGCATTGCGTGAAGCTTCTGACTTTGATGTTGTTCGCGCACTCGCATCTGGTGAGATTCGCACTGCAACTTTTGAGCGACGCGACCTGAACACAAGCGATGACAGTGCAGTTGTGCCACAGTCGTTCTATGCGATCCTGCAACAGAAGATGCAGTTCCAAGGCCCGATGCTTGACACCAACATTGTGACCCAACTCAACACCGCATCCGGTGAAGACATCAAGGTTCCTGTTGAAGCATCACGTCCAGCGGCCACTGCGATTGCTGAAGCAACTGCAATCACGCCACTTGACCCAACCTTCAGCAACATAACACTCCGGTCGCAAAAAGTGGCTGTCCTGACAAAGGTAAGTTCCGAGTTAATTTCCGACTCCGGGATTGATATTGTGTCCTACCTAGCATCCTCATTGGGTAAGTCAATTGGTATTCGTGCCAACGCACTGCTCACGGTCGGCACAGGAACGGTGCAAGCCAATGGTGTCGTTACGGCTTCAAGTTTGGGCGTTACTGGTGCTGCTTCAGTTGTTGGCGTGTTCACTGCTGACAACCTTATTGACCTTGCACACTCAGTTGATTCTGACTATGTGCGCGAAGGAGCAAACTTCATGATGCGTCGTTCAAGTCTTGGCGCGCTTCGTAAGTTGAAGGACACCGCAGGACAGTACCTGTATGTGCCAACAACCTCTGCTGGCAATCCTGACACCTTCGCAGGTTACGGAGTTCTGGAAAACCCAGACATGGTTGCAACTGGTCTTGGCGCGAAGTCTGTTCTGTTTGGCGCTTTCAGTTCCTACCATGTGCGCCAAGTTGGTGGCATCGAAATTGCTCGCAGTGATGATGCGTACTTCAACACCGATGAGGTCGGTTTCCGGGTAACTCTGCGTTTGTGGGGGGATCTCGGCCAGACAGAAAGTGTCCGACACTTTATTGGCAACGCTGCGTAAGCACTGATTCACACTCCGGTGGGCGCAATTGATTCACGGCAGTTGCGCCCATCGGTCTCCACCGACTAACACAACCGTGAACCGTGAAAGGAAACCGTGAACAAACTCACCGCACTGTGGGCAAGTAACGCACCCTGGGCACCTACGGGCTACGGAACGCAAACCGCGCAAGTAACAACGCGCATGGTCGCAGATGGTCATCACGTTGCTGTTGCTGCGAACTATGGCCTAGAGGGAACAGTGAGCGACTGGGAGGGCATGACGGTCTACCCCAAAGGACTTGACGCGTACTCCAATGAAGTTGTCTACCCGTACTGGCAAGAACACAGCAGAGAATTCCCTGAAGGTAAACCGATTGTTTTCACGCTCTATGACGCATGGGTCTTTGATCACCCACGCTGGGATGACATGCCGGTTGTTTGTTGGGTGCCAATTGATCACACGCCAGCACCTGAAAAGGTAATACAGTTTCTGACCAAACCCAATGTGCGAGCTTTGGCAATGTCACAATTCGGCGCGCAGCAGATACGAGCTCAAGGTCTTGAGTGTGACTACATCCCCCACGCCATTGACACACAAGTATTCAAACCGTCCCACAACATATTGACCGCCAACGGCGTAAAGTCTGGCCGGCAGATAATGAAAGCGCCCAAAGATGCTTTCGTTGTCGGGATCAACAACAACAACAAAGGCATCGCGCCCGTTCGCAAATCTTTCGCTGAGCAGTTGCTTGCCTTCTCAATCTTCGCAGCAGACAAGCCTGATGCTTTTCTGTACTTGCATACCGAACGACACGGCGGCATGGGTGGCATTCCCTTTGACCCTTTGATCAAGGCTGTTGGTCTGCGCGATGATCAATTTGAATTCGTGAACCAGTACCAGTACCACAAAGGAATCCCCAGCGAATACCTCGCTGTTATTTATTCCGGCATGGATGTACTACTTGCCCCAACTTTGGGTGAAGGTTTTGGGATCACGGTCGTTGACGCCCAATCATGTGGTGTGCCAGTCATTGTTTCTGATTTCAGCGCGCAGCCTGAGTTGGTTGGTCATGGCTGGAAAGTGTTGGGGCAGCCGCTGTGGGATGTTGCTCAAGCAGCTTGGTTTCAAACGCCGAGTGTCTCAGGCATTGTTGATGCACTTAACGAGGCATACGAGCAGCGCACCGGAAAACCGTCCAAGGCTGCCCGGCAATTCGTTGTTGACAACTACGACGCAGACAAAGTGTACGCGCAGCAATGGCGGCCACTACTAACTGATCTAGCAAAGGATTAACCAATGGCGATTGTGAACGGCTATGCAACGCTGGCAACAGTTAAGGCGGCGGCGCGCATCACTGATGACATTGATGACACACTGCTTGAGTTGGCAATTGAATCAAGTTCACGGCTCATTGATGGTCATTGCCAGCGCCACTTCTATGTGACAACCTCAGAGTCCCGCTATTACGTTGCAGACAATTCCTACGCTTGCACAATTGATGATGTTGCCGGCGCATCAATCGCTGTTCAGACTTCATCTGGTGTTGATGGTGTCTATGACGAAACTTGGACTGCCAATGATTTTCAACGCCAGCCACTCAACAGCATATCCGCAGGGCTGGCATTCCCCACCAACAAACTTATTGCTGTCCAAGATTACTTGTTTCCCACTTCACCTATTGGTGAGACAACCGTCAAGGTCACTGCCGCATTTGGCTTTGCCACAGCGATTCCCACCGATGTTGTGCAAGCATGCGTCCTGATGTCGCTGCGCCAATTTAAGCGTTTCGACAGTCCACTAGGGGCAGCAGGCTTTGGCGATGGAATTGGCATTGTGATGGTTCGCAAGTTTGATCCTGACATCAACGCCATGCTTGCCCCGTATCGGCGCAATGTTGTCGGTGTCGCGTGACAACGATGAGCGAAATTCGCGCTGGCATTGCAACTAACCTTGCAACAATTCCAGGGCTGCGCACATCAGCAACGATCCCTGATGATCCAAAGCCACCGATTGCCATTGTTTCACCTGAATCAATTTCATTTGATACTTCAATGGGCAGAGGTTTAGACACATACCAGTTCACTGTGTTGTGTATTGTTGGCAGAGTCAGTGAGCGCACAGCACAAAACAAGCTTGACACCTATTGCAACCCCACAGGGGCAAGCAGCGTCAAGACGGCAATTGAATCAAACAGAACTCTCTCAGGCGCTTGCAACGATCTGAGAGTTGTGGATCTCCGAAATTATGGGGATCTAGTAATTGCAGACATCACATATCTTGCAGCCGAGTTCCGCGTTGCAGTATTCGCTTAACGAAAGGTAATCATCATGGCAAAGTTTGTCGTAATAGATCCAGTCATCATTGTTGGTGGCAGTACGGTCACGGCTAGTTGTGCAAGTGCAACAATCTCACTCGAAGCAGACGACGTAGAAACAACGGCGTTTGGTTCAGAATGGCGCACCCGCGTTGGCGGTCTTAAAGGTGGAACCGTTGACTTTGAATTTCATCAAGACTTCGGTGCTGGCGGCGTTGACGCGCTGCTGTACCCGCTGCTCGGTGGCACAGCCGCAGTAAGCATCAAACCAGGTGGCACTGCTGCAACGAGCGCAACCAACCCTGCTTACACGTTTGACGTGTTGGTTGCTCAGTATTCACCAATGGATAGCGCAGTGGGCGATCTTGCCACTGTGTCTGTTTCTTTCCCGGTCACCGGCCCGGTTACTCGCGCCACTGGCGCTTAATCCGCTGTAAAACAATTGGAGAGGAATTGTTGCTATGAAGATGAACCTTAAAGTTGAATACGCTGACGGGTCAACCGCTGAGGCAAAAGTCTTGGCGGTTGACATCGTTGGGTTTGAATCAAAGTACAACCGTTCAGCTGCTCGCCTTGCTGATGAGTTTCGTTTCACAGATGCCTGCTACTTGGCTTGGCATTCGTTGAAACGTACTGATCCCAAGGTTGGCACATTCGATGAATGGTTGCTCACCATTGATTCAGTTGGTTTTGATGAGGATGAAGAAATAACCCCTTTGGACAAGACTCCGCACACTTCAGAATAGTTCACCTGGCTTACGAGTTTTCTATTGCGCCAGCGAGCGTGTTAGCGGAGTCGCCACGAATGATCACCACGATGGAACGGTATTTACGGTGGCGCATGGTTGAAGAGCGAAAGGCATCCAAGAAATGATTATCAAAGTTCAAGGTGTCGGGAACGCTGTCAATGCACTTGCTTACTTTGATAAAAAAGCATATGGCGAAATCACTAAAGGTATTCGGCTCATTCTTGCCGAGGGGCAAGCAGAGGCAGTTCGACGCACTCCACCGATGGCGATTGTTTCACTCTCGGGTCGCGGTGGTTGGGGCAAGTGGAACCGGCGTGGCGGTGAAGCAATTGACTTCAACGGCAATGAAGTGCGTGGAAGTATTAAAACATCGGTGCGGCGTACCGCTGCAACAGCGAGCAAAAATGCCAGCGTTCGAGGTTTGATTACTTCCAAGAACACGCCTGGCATTATTTTCCAGACGATAGGCAAAGGCGCTAAAGGTAATTCACAGTTCAGCCGTGAAGTGATTAAGCAATCCGGCCCACCAAGAT